TCCATACCAACTCTCGCTCCTCATCTTCCTCAGAATCCAGAAACTCCAATGCCTGATTGGCTCGATCTTGTAGCACCGCCATTCGTGCCATCAGGAGTGGGACATACTGAGCTGCCACTTGCTTAAGTGGTGCGTAAAACTTCTCCTTGGCGTTAGCTGGGACTAGCATTGCCACCGACACAGCGCTAAAAGCAATTTAAAGGAAATTTAGCTGGTGTCCCGTGGCGTACCTCGTGGCGTGATAGTAGTTAAGACCGAACCCAGGCCTGGTCTAGTTGATTCTGATTCTCATTCTCATTTCTACCTATTGTTATTGCGAGTCACTCTCAACTAGACCTACCCTCCCCCTACCTGCTATTGCAACTCATTCTCAATAACACCTAGGTATAAAATAGGGCCCCTGTTTAGGAGCCCTTTTGTTGTATTTAGTTTGCACGCAATAGGCCTAGGACAGTGAAGATAACAGGGATAAAGAACAGAAACAGATTGAATAGAAAGCTAGGTATAGGTCCCACAATTTATCGGGCATCTTCTACCAATCGGTATAGTTCACAACCTAGATATGTCATCGCTGAATTTACAAGACCTGTAGCAAAGTCGTCGGGGTCTTCTACTGTTTGACCTTCTAGAAGTTGAAGCCTTGAGTTATAACCGTAAGCGTCGCAGAGTTGATCACACCAAGAGAGGACAGATCTTTCGTTTGAGTTGTAGAAATCTATGAGATTTTTTGTGTAACACATATCTATGTTTACAAAGTCTGATGTTTCGTAATTACACAAATCTTCTCTGTTGTTGTTGTAACGATCCACAAACCAACTCACGCAGTCATCATCAATATCCCAATCGTTCTTTTCTAGAAGATATTTAAGAGAGTCGTATTCACATTCCACAGACTCACGATTGCAGAGGTTTCTATAAATATCTTTTGCGTTCTCAGAGAGTGATTCCCAGCTAAGAGATGGTGCTGGTTTGAAGTTAGATAAAGCTTTACAGAGTTTGATATAACCCTCCGAGAACATCCCGGAATGGTGTTCACTCCAGAACAGATAATGGGCTTCCTTTATGTCGAAGCGGTCAAAGGTTGCAGAGATCATGGCTTGAAAGTGAAGGGGTAAGGTTTACCAAATTTGTTGTGCATCTCTTACAGCTTCTTCCTCAGTCTCAAAGGGACCTACAGGATCGCTGTCAGGGATACAGCCAGGGAAACAAGGCCACCAGTAAAAGCCTTCTTTAACTGGTTTGCCTGTCAGTGTGAGCGAAGCTATGTCGTAGAACACTTCAAAGGATCCGTATTCGTATCCTTCGTGATCTATAAATTGGTGGTAACTCATCGGATTAGTTGTTGCGTACCGCTGTGAGTTGTTGCAATGTTTGCTAGTTGTTGCACTGCCATGAAAGACAGGGAACCGATAGCAAGACAGGAGAAGAGAAAGAGTTTCATATCACCACAAGATGCTGGGTTGAATCTCGAAACCGTCACGATCAACGCAACGGAACCCAAGTCCTGCAAAGGTCCCTATATCTTGCGGGAGTAAGGTCTTGGACTTAGCCAAACGAACTAGCAAGATTGCTGTTTGGTCAACTGGATAAGCTCTAGTCCTGCCGTAGCTCGACTCAAGCTTGAAAACAAGATCCTTCATTGGCCAACCTCACAATTCAAAAGAAAAGAACGGGAGTAGATATCAATAATCGCGGAAGGATACTGTTCGCAGTAGTTTTCCACTACTTCGTCGGCTTTGTAGTAAGTATCAAAGCCTGCCAAAACTCTTAGGTGGCCTTTATCTGTCATCAGACAGACTGACCAAGGGTCAAAGCTTGTCATTGGGTTAGAGGTGAAGGAAAAGGGCCAGGACTGCGCCTGACAGGGCCAAGGTAAAGCCTGAAGCTGGCAAGGCTAGGGCTTTTGTTGTAAAGCGTTACAAAGGAGCTAGGAGGCGCTGTAAGGGCCTTGGAGAGGCTTCTAGGTATGGCAGGGTATAGAGAGGATTTAGAGGGCCTTAGAGAGGCTTCTAGAGGCTTCTAGTTGTGGCCTTGCGCGCGCGTATATATGCCCCCAGGCCCAGGACCTTCCCAGATCCCTCCTAACTCATACTGATTCCGCTTTAGGACCCCCTAGACAGCCCTGCAATTGCGACCTGTTCTCATTAAGGCGGCCCTATAGCCCCCCCAGGGGGTTCCGGCGGCGGGTCAAGGCGCTAACTAGGGCTCAAAAATCTGAAGCAAAACCCTTTTACCCATCGATAAAAAAAAAAGCAGGCCCCTTAGGACCTACTTATTCCTGCTTCTATTCACGCTAGGGCTCTGAATCCTGAGGTTTGAGTGCCCATTGTTCTTAGGGTTTCCATCCTTATGGTCCACATCCTTACCCCTAAGGTCATACCCAGCCTTCTTGAGCTTCCTACGAGCCTTATTACGGCTACTCCTGTTCTCCCTTTGCTCAGGCTTTGAGTGGTAGTTGTCGTATTCCTTGCGGTAGTTACGCTCAGCCACAGCTAGACCCAGTTCAGTGCTTTACCAATAGTAGGAAACTCTCTGCAAAAGATCCGTTTTACCTCGTTAGCAATATTCATATGTTCCATCTGAGTCCCATTTTGAGACCGTAGATCTATGTAATGAATCCAACTCCGAACACTACCAGCCATATACATCCGAGTCGGAGTAGCCAAAGGAAGTACATCCCTTGCACACTCTTTAGCAATACCAACAGAGACCATTTCTCTGTACAAGTCTTGAGACTCTTCAAACAGCTGATTAATACGTCTGTAAAAGATCTGAGTTTTATCAGCAGTCAAATCATCAATACTGTTCTGCCTATTAGTACTGTCTTGTCGTCTGAGGTGAGGAGCTCTAGGAGAACCAAGAAGGTTTGTATCTGCGTATCTCTGAGAGAACTCTTGAAAGCTAAAAGACCTATGCCTAAGGATCTGAGCAGCAACACTACGAGTGGTATTGATTTGTACCACCATATGAACCATCTCAAACGGAGACCAATGCTTGTGGTCTATGAGGTATTGGATCAATCGTTCTGATCGTTGACCTACGCCTTGATTAACTGGATTAGAGACCCTAGCCATGTACACCAGCAACTCCTCTGCATCTGGTGTAACGGTGATCAAAGCAACAGGAGGGAGGGTACCCTCTGAACTGCTAGCCATTCTCATCAGTAGTTAAAAGGCACCTAAGAGTACTACAGGACTCTTTAAGTGGCCTTTAAGTAAACGGTTAAAGACCTCTTTAAGACCACTTTTAAAACTGTCTTAAAGGGTCTTTAAGTACCTTAAAGAGGAGACAGCTAAAGACCTCTTTAAGAAAGACTCTTTAAGTATCTTTAAGTACCTTTAAGTACAACTCTAACCACCCCTGTCAAGAGGTCTCTCTTTGTCGTATCCCTTAAAGGGGGTCTTTGGACGTAAGCCCGCTCAGAGGCCCCTAGAAGCCCCTCTAAGGCCCCTCTAACCCCTTTCAGCTATCTAACCAGTTACAACCCCCTGAAGAGGCGTACAGAGCCTTCTGGAGGTCTTCTAGAGAATTAGCGTATCCAATGGCATCAATTGATAAACCTCCGTCACCTTGGATGAACTTACGCTCTAGCTCCCACTGCTCTCTAAGGCGGTTATCGATGGCCTTTTGTTCCGTAAGAGCCATGGACTCTGTAAAGTATTGAACCGCCATAGCAAGAGCGTCTAGTCGGTCGTCATGTCTGAGGCTGTTTTTCTCTTTGGTAATCCGAGTGAGCTGAAAGAAGAGTTGGTATTGGCTACGAGTTTCGCTTGGGTAGCTTTCCGTGGAGGAGAGGTCATGAAGGATTACGTCCGTATCGACCATGAGCCGGTGTTGATTAAGGACAGGCTCAAGGGTGTCGATGATGCGGAGTTCCTTTTGCTTTGTATGTCGGACCTCTTCAACGCTGCAGGGGTAGATCGTGCCGAGGTAGCGCTTGAGAAGCTCAGAGAACATCCCGAGGCCGAGGTTGCTTTCAACCAATATCTGCTTGACTTTGTACTCCTTAGCGATGAGAGCAAGCTTCTTGAGGTTCGGTTCGCTGTAACCACCCCGAAGGCCACCGCTAGCAAGAAGGAAAAGGTTGCCGTTCAAATATGCAACTACCGCATAGCCAAGCTCATCACTGCCGCGTCCAGAGGGGTCAACGGACATAACAACGCCCGTGTATTCAAGAAACTCATCTCCTATTTGGGCCGGTTTGTAGAAAAGATCACCATGAAGGCCAACAGAAGGAAGGTCTAGGGCTTTATCGCCGTTAGCCATCCACACGACTTTGTTAGGACCTTGCTCACGGTTTAAGCGGAACACACAGAGATCTCTGAGCTTGAGAGGAAACCGTTCCTCATCACTCAGCGAGATATCCAGCAGGAACTGCAGGTTGAACGTTGAACGACCGATGGAAAGCTGTCTGGCTTCCAGTTCAGGCCAATCAAAACGTTTGGGATCTACGGGGTGGCCTGCTAGATCAGGGTCAGCTGAAAGGTCAGCTTTGATCCTGGGGGCCAGGCGGTCACCGTAGTAGTCCTTGAACTTCTTATTGGTTGGGTACAGCGCAGGCCAAATCCTGACTTCGTAACCAGAGACCTCAAGCTTTGCGTAAACACTGTCTTGGGTGTGAGGAGTACCAAGGAACACGATCTCCCCACCCGGCTTGATCACCGAGTCAAACTCTTTAATGGATTCACGCAGTTTGTCTCGGATGAGTTGGGTTTCACAGGACTGGGGTGTCTCCACGTCGTCTGCAACGATGAGATCAGCACGAGAGCCAGTAATTTGCCCAAAGATGCCGCTTGAACGCACAGAGGGAGATTGATCTGGTTTTGCCCCGTAAACGTCAAAAGCAACTTTTGAGAACCGTTGGGTATCGCTAGGGAAAAGGTCCTTGACCATGAACCAGTTACGGAGGAGGTCATGACAAAAGACGGAGAACGCATCCGCACGGTCCTGTGCTGCAGAGATAACGAGAACCTTACAGTCTGGATCTCTACGCAGTCGCCACAGCACATAACCAGCTGTCAGGAAACTTTTACCGCAACCCCTGTACGCCATGATGATGCGCCGACTAGGACCTTCTTGTAGGTAGTCAGCTACTTGGTATTGAACTGGTGTAGGGCTAGGAAGCCGAAGGTAGTGCCAAAGGTGAGTAGCAAAGACGGGAAAGCTGGCTACAGCATCCGCAATAATTTGCTCAGTTTGCTTTGAAGTCCTTGGCATTTTCGTGAGCCCACTTGAATACTTGGCTCAGGTTATTCTGCAGGATCAAATTCATTTGGATGAAATGCAGCAGGTACTTCTCCAGATCTTCTCGTTTGGCATTTGGAATATCTCGCTTCATCCTCTCCACACGTAGCTGCTGTTCTATGGAGAGATTGAGATTGGGCATAGGCGGTAGTTCGTCCATTGCTCGATTTGCGTAGCTCGCTCCTCACAATAGTCAGGGGTGCCTTGAAACCAAGTTTTCCAATGAAAACTACCCTTTTCATGGTTACAACGCTTACAAGCTGGGACAATATTGGTTGCTAAATCCTCACCACCTTTTGTTTTGGGGTGGACGTGATCAAGAGTTAGATCTGAGCTTTGGACCCCGCAATAGGCGCATTTACAGCCAAAGGCCTCTTTAATTGATTGTCTCCACTGTTTAACCGCTTCACGACGCTGGAGGGCTTGTAGGTTCGCCATAGCAGCCTCAGGGGTCATATAGACAAAGCCCCCGGCAGGCGAACGAATCACCATACCGAGGGCTCTGCTTTGTACATAAAGGAAGGGTTAGTTCCTAAGCACTAATATAAGACCTAACTTTTTTCAGATCGACTTCTGGCAGTGCAGAAATCATCTCAGAAATAGCAGACACATCACCACCGTTAAGAGCAGTAATGCCTTGGTCTTTAAGGAACTTAATTGCGTTGGCAAGGTCAGATGCTTTCACATCATCACGATTCAACTGATCAATTAGTTTGGTGGCTACCAGACGATGAAGAGAATAAAGATCATCTTCTGACGCCAGACCTTCAGTCTTATTTAGAGACTTTTTTGGAGCGGCTGCCATAAATCACACGGAAGAGTTTCAACCCCAATTGTACGAGGCTGTTTTCTTTGAGAGGAGATACAGCAATGATTTCAGAAGCTGCAAAAGCACTTAGCCAAAAAGCAGCTTGCACAGAAGGATCAGAGAAGTCCATGGTAATTAGGACGGTTTCTTGATCAAAATAGCCCAACCAGAGCCAGGTCCTTCAACAAGCCAACGTTTATTCCAGTTCTTTTTGGAATACGCCACTCCTTGTCCTTTGGTGTGATTGACGTATCCACCTCGGACTACATCAGCTTCACCGTTGGGATCATGGTGGATCCAAGCACCTTCTGTGTAACCAATTACAACGGAGTAGTGCCCAGAGCCACTAGGAGACGCTACAGGGCCTTTATGTAGCCAACCGACTACAACAGGCCTACCAGCGTCTATCTCTTGTCTGAGAAGCTCTGGGGTGCCGTTTTGAATAAATTTAGCGTCTAGTCCAAGGTGCTTTAGGGTCTTGAGCTGTGCATCAGCGCTGGTTGAATCTCCATAACGGCTACGGATCTTGTTGTATTCGCTATCGGTTTTGATCTTGCCGTAGTAGTCAGCCACCATGGCACAACTAGAGCTGAAACACTCCCGATATCCCGTTGGTCCATTGTCTAGCTGGTACTCGTAAGGTACCTTTAGCAACTTTCCCGTTTGTTGTACCTCCGGGGTTATTACTTGACGATTAATTATTGATACAAGTTTGTTGACGTAATTAGGGTCAGTTGCATAACCCTGAGCTACCAATTGTTTTGCTGCTTCTGTGGCACTTTTTGCGTTATTAACACCGGAATATTGTTTGAAATCTTTGTACCACCGATCAACGAGGTATGTAACGCACTCTTTAAGAGAAGAGAAATTAAGAAACCCGTCCCGAGTAGAAATAGGTACTCCATTGACATACTCCGTTGTTGTAGTTGTTGTACCTTTACCTTTTAGACCGAAATAATTATGCGTACCAGAAGTATTTCTACCCCAATTACTTTCTAATGCCCATTGAGCAGCTACTAGTTCTGGAAACTTGGCTCCAGCTTCACGAGCAAGCTCTACTACACCATCCCACGAGCCGTTACTTGGGATTGTATTTTTGGGACCTGACCGCCATAAATCAGAAAACTTTGCAAGGATTCCAGGAGCAACGTGCTCTTCAAGGAAATCCAAAGCAAAGTTTTGATGCTCTTGATTGTTGTAGTACTTAGCTACATCACGGAGTGAGATGTCGGCCATTGAGAAGAATCCGGTCGAGTTTTTCGTCGATGTGTTGGATCTGCTTGTCGATCCTGTCCATCATGGGCATAAGCTCGTCCTTTCTAACAAACTCTTTGTGAACCGTCATCTCTACCGAATCAATCCGCCGATCAAGTTCCATGTGTCGCTTATGAGACCAAGCAAAAGCGCCACCAGCAACGCTAGTAGCACCAAGGAAAAGTGAAAGGAGAAAAGAAGGATCCATTACACGCCCCGTAATTTGTTTCCTGCTTTTCTAGCTCGTTCAAGCCAAATACGACCTTGAGGTGTTTCACGAAGATAACGTTCCCAACCTTTTCGTTCAGCTTCCCATTCTTCATTACTCATCTGCGGATCTTCATCAGCAGGACGAATTAGAAAACTTGGACCACCAGCAATTTTTGCGGTGTCAGGTTTCTTTATTTGATATCCACTTTTGCTTTTCATTTTTTAGGTACGCAATTGGGAACGGTTTTAGCACCTTTCTTCTTGGTACCAACCATCTCATAGCCTTTCCAGCAAGGTCCTTTAGCCATCAATCTTCTCCTTTAATTTTGGTGTTGTATTTACGACCACGCCAAGAGAAGTCTTGACGACCAGCTTGGCGAGCAGCAGCAAAAGCATCATCAAAAGAACCTTTATCAGCTTTCAGTTGCTGATTACGGATTTCCATTTGACGCTTCCCTTTAGCTTCGTTGTAATACTCTTGCCGTTGCTCAGCAGTCAACCCAGGAGCTTTTGCAGAGCCCGCAGAAAGTCCAGCAGCAGCAGCTGCAAGGTGAGGAAGCACCATGGACAGGCGAGACAACATACCGCCACCAGAAGCCCCTGCAGCGGTCCTAGCGGCCCCTGAAGTGGTCACAGTGCCAGGCATATTTGCTCGGGGAAGTCGAGCCGTTTGCATAGGCCGCTCACGCCCGCTAGGGGTCGGAAGATTACGACCTCGTTGAGTGGCTCCTTGACCTTCAGGAGCGTAGCGACCCGCGTTACTACGAGTCTGTCCGCCACGTTTGATGGGCATAACAGTTACTTAGTTTTATAACCTTTTTTCATCTTGCCACCCTTTTGAATTTGTGGCTTTCCAGCAGCTTTAGCTTCTTTAGACCAGCGTTTTGCAATCTCAGGATGTTGAGAGTACATATAACGCATTTGCTTTTCAGAACTAAACGGCATAATTAACTCCTAATCAAGAAGAAACGTCAGAACGAACAAATACAAATTCAACAGAAGGCGTACCACCGCTGATGGATACCAGACGACCTCTAATGGCCCTCAAAGGTACATTTTGAATACTGAACGCAGTGGCACCGTTAGCGGTTAACGTAGTGTCACCACCAGCATCACAATTAAAATAGTTGACACCATCAAGAGTGCCTTCAATACGCACTACAACGTTGGTACCAATAGAAGAAACGTTGACTTGAACAACAAAATCTTCTGCACCGACTGAGGGAACATCAGCGGTGACGCCAGCACTAGTGAGTGCAGCAGCAGTCGAAAATACAGGAAGCATTTTGGTAAATATTGTTTGTTTTAATTGTAGGGCTCATAGAAATACTCGATACGGATTCTCTGGATTTACCGAATATTGTTCCCAATCTTTAGGGATGTCACCACAGTAGTTAATGTGCCATCCAACTGTTTCAGGAATTTCACCAACCACATCCAACGCATGATCGTGGCTGGCTGTGATCGGGTTCTGGTCAGCATCAAGGAGCCCTGCATCATCCAGAGCCTTCATGCCGTTGTCGGCGTCAGGGAAGCGAAGGTAGTGGGTCATCGTGTGATCTGCTGCAGGGTGGCGTTGGGGAGGCGGATTGGGAAATAGGTGAGGCGCTTGATGCGACCATTTTGATAATTACCGGCTTGATCAGCACTAATTAACAAGCGATCAACTGTTGGAATTGTTCCACTTATATCAGTCACGGCAGTACCAGCAGCATTAACAAAAGCAAAATCGTTTAATGCATATGCTGCAGCGCTTTTTGTCATAACGCCAGCAGAAATAGTGCCTCCATTAATATCTACTTGAGTAACACCACCATCAACAACAAGCAGTTTTGGGTCTGTACCATTAGTAAACAACGCAATACGTTCATTTGCCGTATTGTCATTGAAACCAGCAACACCACGAGTACCCGATGCTGGTGTTCTGTACTCTGCAAACACTGTTCCTTGACTTTGGTTGTACCAAGACGAGAAGTTAGCCCCCGTGATGCTGGCAACATCTGCGCTGCGGGTGACCGTTGCAGTCGTGGTGGGGATGTAGCTGGTGGGGAAGGAGCCGGTTTCTAGTTGGGCTCCCCAGATGTAGATGCCGGTGCCAGAGCCTGCATATGAGGTAAGCGAAACCGCATCAACATTGTTGAGGCCAATAATTAAATTGGCAGATCCCGCTGTCGTCAGCGTTGCGGTAAAAGTCAAGCGATACCATCCGTTGCCATATGCTTGCATCCCAATAGATGCACCTGCTGTTGCAGATCCTGCAACACCGTTTTGTAAATCCCAGCTACCAAAAAACTGGTTGCCACTTGCACCTATGCGAACGCCGACCCATCGGTGGTCTAGGTATTTAACAAATACCGAAAAGGTTGTTGCTATTGCGCTAAAACTTGCACTTTGAAAAATGTTGTGGTTAGCATTACTTGCATCATTGACTAGTTTCCATCCATTGTTGACTCCTTCTGGAGAGACTGCCTGTGCAGCGGTTCTCACGCTTGCAGTACTTAACCAAGTTGTGTCAAATCCATTGCTTTGCAACACGTTGTTTGTCCTCTGCTCCTCCACCAGCAGGCCAAGGCTTTCGCCGGTCGTGGGGTTATGGTCAAAGCGTGCCTCGTTCGTCGTCGCCGTTTTAATCAGCCCGCCGCTGCCCACATACGTCCCGCTACTGGCGCGGGTGAAGGTAATGCGGGGGTCTAGGGTCTTTGTACGAGCAAATTGAAGGTCAAGAGAAGAAGCGTTGAAAATACTGCCATTTCTGACAGTAGGTGCAACGCTTTCCAGTAAACGCTTTGGAGAAATAATTCTCATTTACCTTGACCCCGGTAAGCCTTTTTACCAATCTTAGGCTTACTGTTTTTACTTTGTCCTTGAGTTGTTTGTTTTGGTTTAGGTGGCAACCGTACTGGTTTGTTGCCTGAGGTCTTTTTGCTTACCACGGCACACCGCTCGCTTTAGAAGGATTGCGTTGCTCTTCAATTTGAGCCAACAAAGCTTGACCAATTTCAAGCACTTTTTCAGAACCAAGAGCTTCTTTAACCCAATCAATGACCTGCTCTTTTTGAAGGTCCATGTAAGGAATCAAATTTTCAGGGCGTTCAAAACCAATCGAACCATATGCACCGGCAGAGTAAATACCGTCGTTGGCATCAATAGTGTAATGAGCGGTGTAAACAAAACCATCAGCGGTTTCGCGCTCAAGGGAAACGATGTTCCAGGTAGAGGTAAGAGACATTGTGAATTAAAGATTCTTACTGAGTTTAGAAAAAGGTTAGTAGAAAAGGGGACTACGCGCTTTCAAGAGCTGCAACTTTGGCTTCCAGGATTTCGATCTTAGCGATGGCTTCCTGCAGCGCTTTGGTCAGTACCGCAGTCAGCTTGTCGTAGTTAACCGCCAAAGGAATAATTTCAGTGTCATCACTATTCAAAGTGACAACAGACTTTGCGCCCATTGGCACGAACTCTGGGAGGACATTCGCAACTTCATCAGCAACAAAACCGACCTCTTCTTTTTGATCGTCTTTTCTAAAATATTTCCGTGGCTGTAGTTGCTTAATTTCTGCAATTCCGTAAGGGCAGTCTTCTATGTTCTCCTTTACAAGCCGACTGGAGCTGTCATAAGTAAGCAAGCCAGTTGACGAACTCCATTTGACTGCATTGGTTCCCGCTCCAGACGTAAGACCAAAAATATAAAAACCGTTGCCACCTGTTTCAAATTGAAATTGACCATTGTTTTTAATGGTCATCCGAGTGGTCGGAGAACTCGCCCCGTCGGCGGTAGTCGAAAACTCTAGTCTTGTTGGTTTAGATGATGCGCTCCAGGTGCCACCATCGCGGCGGGCGATAATGATTGCACTAACACCAGCACCCGAAGCGTGAGTGTTGTCGGCAAAGTAAACTGAACCTAAGCCGGAACCATCAGCCGGTGAAGAAGTATTGGCGGCAAGAATTTGGATTCCTGCTTGCGTGCCGCTTGATCCTTCAAGAACTTGCCTACATGCGATAGACGTAGAAGACGTGCCCACTAAGAGCTGTCCCGAACTGGTCAGCCTTGCTTTTTCTGTACCTGCAGCATCGGCGCCCGTATGGAACGCAAGTGCCCGAGATCCATAGGCACCCGTAGACATGATCTTGGTGGTGCCGACACTTTCAAGTGCGGAAGCGCTGAACTGGATTGAGGGGTCAACCGTGGAAGGATCTCCTACACCGCCCGAAACAAGTACAAGGTTGGGTGTTGTACTAGCTCCTGTCTTTGAAATATCCACCCTACCCTGAGGCGAAGTAGTGCCAATCCCTACGTTGCCTGAGGGTGTAATACGAACTTTCTCCGTTGCTGATCCTGTGCCATTGGCGGGGCTTGTCAAAAACGAGATATAAGACGATCTATTACCGGCATAGGCGTTATCTGATCCCAGTCGAATGATTGACTCACCACCACCTTGGTTTGCATTTTGGTAATCAAAAAAAGTACCACGAATATCTGAGTAACCTGTACTAGCAGAGGGGTAGCTATTTGTTGTGTTTGCAATGTATATGCCATCAGAAGACGACGTGGCGACTAAATGGATTTTCTTCTCCGGGCTACTAGTCCCCACGCCTAAACGGCCTGAGCTGTCGATGCGGGCGCGTTCGGAGCCGGCGGTAGAAACAACGATTGTGTTGGCGCTCCCACCTCCAGCGGCTATATCAATTCGCCCTAGTCCGGAGTCTCCCCCAATAAAATTCGAGGTAGAACCGAAATATGTGTTGTAACCAGTAGAAAGCAGGATGTTTCCGTTATTGACATGAAGAAGTTGACTAGGGCTCGTAATGCCAATCCCTACGCGGTTATTAGGAGCATCAACAACCAGCGTATTTGTATCAACAGTCAAGCCACCAGTGGTGACAATATTTTGACTGCCAAAATCGGGGGAAATTTTAGTTCCGGCGATGGCGGCGCTAGCATTAATGTCAGCGTTAACAATGGTTCCATCAGCAATCTTGGCACTAGTTACAGCACCGGTATCAATTGTAAAAATAGTGCCGTTACCAGCAACTGTAATGTCACCTTTATCTCCATCAGGTACACCACCACCACTGTTTACAAAATCTCTAAATTCTTGAAGACCATAACGAAGTTGATTATCAGCGTTATTAAGGTCTTGAGCTGTCAGTGTTGAACCAGCTGTGTAAACAACAGTGGCATCTGCAATGTCTGTAACTCGTTGAATAAGTACAGTGGCACCACTTACAGCAGAGTTAAGAACAATGGCTGTTCCAGCTGTATTAAAAGTGTAATTAGTCGTTGGTGTTTGTAAAACATTATTTACATACACTTGAATATCCGATTGACGGATATATTCAATTGGATCGCCGCTGCTGTTGGTAAGAGCAAACGTGGTACCAGATGCACTGGTATAGGTGATGGATGCGTAAGCCATTAGTTAGAGCCTCCGGTCAGACGGTTGTTGAGAATCATTTGTTTCATTTCAGGTGGCGCTTTGTAGCGTTGACCGGGTAGGTCTCCCATCAAGAATTGCTCCTTAGCAATACCTATAAGTTTACTTACTTCGTTTTTAAGAATCACACTTCGTATATTGTCTTCTCGATTCCAATTGGCATCTTGAACCAAACCAAATGGACCCATTTTAAACGGGCTATCAACGCCAGGATACTGAGTGTATTCTTTGCTGGTAACCAATTCTTTAAGGTATTTGTGAGTGCCTTTGTACTGGTTACCGTTTGCGTAGAACGTAAACTCACTGTTTAAGAAGTGATTGAAATCGTTCAACACGCTGTCGTTAATACCAACTCCATCGCTGTGGTACAGGGTTTTACGAGGTGGGCTGACAAGGTTGTAGACCATCTCTTTAGCTACAGGATCATCCTCCATTTTGTTGGGGAACGTCCAGTAGCGTCCTAGGACAGCTTGAATGGGGTACCAAACACCAGCGTTGTTAGCGTTGACTGTAGTGCCAGGTTTGCCATACCAAAGGGCTTTACGGGACCTTGTACGCAGCTCAGGGTCTTTAGTAATTGCAGCCATTGTTGCTTCAGTAAGTATGGCAATTGGGTTGTACTCAGTAGCAATACCAAAGGTTGCAAACAATGAATCGGCAACGCTGTGTTTAAAGTCCTCCAGTGAAATGCCTTTTTCACCAATTTTTCCTCTGCTGTAAAACTTGCTATTAGCAAATTTGCTGACAGGAGTAGCAGGTTTACGAGGATCAAAACCTTGCACAATAACCTTACGCAGGTTGAGATAAGGATCACCAGCTTTAGCTACAGACTCAGACAAAAGCTTTTGCATCCGACTAATGTCACCTTGACCTGCTTGAGTTAGCGCTTTAATAAGTTTGTCAAAACCAGCAATAGCTGGAGTTTCCAGAATTGTGTTTGCAAGAGAGGCTGCTGCCAAAGCAACTAAACCAGAAGTATCTTTGCCAGGGGCAAACTCAATCAAATCACGAATGGTTGCGTGGAACGCCAAGGTATTACCTAAAACAGGTAGGTACCGGTAAGGAAGGGCTTGACCGCCAATCAACCAGGTATAAGGTTCAACAGCACCTTCTGCTTCTCGATAAGAGTTTTCAAGACCACCAGTAATGTCTTGATTGCCATCACGAACCAAGAAGAAAGCAAGAGAATTAATACCAACAGACAAAGCCAAAGCACCTTGAGCAAGGTTCCGTTCAACCGGATCACTGCTCATATATTTGCTTTCAAAATTAATAATTTGTTGTTTTACATCAGGAGGTAGTAAATCGGAAACAGATTCAGGAAGATTTTTAAGTGTGGCAGAAGCAGCAGCCCTTACAGCATCAGCAGAAGCTTGAACAACTTCACCGCCATAAGCAATCATTGCTGCTCGCTTAATTCCATTAATAGGAGAAGTAATAATTGGGAAAATGTCACGAGCAAAAAACGCAAGAGGTGCAAAGTTACTTTGACGCCAAGTGTTAATAGCATCTGTAACTGAACCAAGAGGACCAGTCAGTTCTTCAGTTAGGTTTACAGCTCTAGTCAGGCGCAGCATCTTTTCATCGTTAACTGCGTAGCCAATTGTTTTTTGATCAAAACCAACTTTGATTGGTTGATAAATATTAGAAACTTCTTTATCAAGCCGACTAGCAATTTCAGCAGCACGATCAGATTGTTGAATCATTCCAGCAGCAATTTGATCATCAACTTCAACAATTGCTCGCGCCCGTGCCCCTGCATTGACAAATAAAGAAGTTGAAAGTTCATCAGCAGCAGCAGAGAGCTGGTTAAAGATTGTAAGGTTTACATCTTCACCACCTGGGTAATAACTTTCTTTACCAACACCCATACCACGCAAAGCTGTGGTTGAAAGACCAATTGCTTTACCAATAGTGCTTCGCTTGCTCCACGCTTCACCAGGCATAAAGTAATCGTGGAAGACTTTTGTCATTACACGAGTCTTGTTTAGCAAATCAAAAATGCCTTCGTTTTCTTCGCTCTTTTCAAGGACGTAATTAAAGAACGGAGTTTTAAAAGCAGTAGCACTAAGATCTTGAGAAATAGCTTCTTCACGCCGCAGTCCAGAACGACGAGCTAGTTCATAAGCAGCGTCAGCAGCTTGAGCTGGATCAGTAATTGCTCGGCCATATACAAAACGGTTGTAAGTAGTATTTAAAGCTTCACCAATTGTGAATCGAAGTTGCAGCAAAGTTTCCTGAGCAACACGAGCTTCTTTAAGGTTTTCAGCAGCTGAGATGTTTTTACCAGTAAGCCATTTAGCTGTTTTGTTAGTAATTACTGGTGCAGCCATACCAAGCAACTGAACCGTTTGTTCTGGAATTGACTGAATTGGAATAGAAGCAATCATTGCTGGGTTAGACAGCGGAGAGCCAGTCTGCAAACGAGCCAGCACTGCACTGCCAGTTAATTCAAGTTCCTTAAGACGCTCGTAGTCACCCTGGCTTTGATACAGCTTTTCAATCAGGTTTTCAAACCCTTCAAACTCTTCATCAGTCAGATCTTCACCAGCTTTTACTTTGTTGAAGAATTGACCAATATTTTGATCCATTTCTTCTTTAGCGTCTTGAGCTGCTTTGGCTGCAGCGTTGGCAAACTCACTACTATCACCAAAAGATGCCAGTTGTTGATTTAATTCACTGAAAAGAGCTTTGGGATCTTGAATAGCAAAACCAAGACGAGTACGACGATCAAACAACCTCAAAGCATTACCAACGCCATAGAACAGCGCGTTCATGGCTTTTGCGTTAGCCATTAGCACTTGGTAACTGTCAGCAGCATTAGAAAGGGCTGTGACACGATCCAAACCTTCAATCTCTTCACCTTGAATAATTTGACGCAGGTTACGGGCATCACGAAGGGCTGCAGCAGCACTGTCATCCAGCATTGCCACGGGAACCATAATTTTGTTTAGGTTCTTTTGAATCTCTTTACCAAACTTTTCAGACTCAGCAAAAACAGCAATCTTTCTAATTGTTGAGTTATTACCCAGCAACGTAGCCAGCTTTCTAATTGCAATGCCATATTGCTGAGGAAGAATCGCTTTACGACCTTCAAGGCTGTCTACAGCTTGTTTAACAGCAATAGCGTTTTCAAGAGAACTTGTGTATTTGTTTGCGTTAGTGCTGTAAATCTGAGTAACGTCTTCAGCCAGATCAGTACCGTTACGCAGGTCATCAACAACTTGCTCACCTTGCTTGGTGATAATGTCGTTTACACCATGGACAAATTCTTCAATGGTTGCTTTGGTTTCAGTTGGATCTTGATGGATCTTGAGATTTTTGTTGGTCTCTTTAATCAGGTCAGCAACAGATCCAACAACTTCATCCAACTGAGGAGCTTGCTGGAACTCTTTCTCAGCCAAAGCGTCAGCATCAATAACCAACTCACCTTCGTCGGTTTTAGTGATTGGTACAGGGTTAGCAATTGGTGCAGGGTCACGCGGAAGACCAATCTGAGGATCAATAGCTTCCTCAGCTTGAGTGGTTACAGGAACCTCATCACCAATATCAACACCACCAGGCATCTCAGGAACGATGGGAGCAAGACCACCGTTTTCAATGACTTTGTTGTGGATTGCATCTGTTTGCTGAACAAACATCCGCATAAAGTCTTCGTTGAGGTTGCCAGTAGTTACAGCAGCCTCAGCGGCGTTTAGAAGGTCTTTGAGTTCCCCATAAGCTTCGCCGTAAGCATCTTTAATGCTGTAGTCAAAATCCATCTCATCGAGACGGTTCTCTGCAAACAACTGAGAGTTACGGCTTTCCAGCAGTTGCACACGCTCCATATCAAGCTCATCGAGAGCGTTGATCAAAGTGCGAGCATCGTTCAGGCTATTACGGAACCCAATGGAAGCCGTCATTGCGTCAACAGTTAGACGCTCCAGTTCACCTTCTTTAGCTACACGTTGAAGGTTTGAACTTTCAAATTGAGAACGCTGAACGTACAGGTCTTGAAGCAGTTTGATCTGATCAGACAGTTCAGTAGCTTTACGCAGCTTGGAGCTGTTCTTACTGGCTCGTTTACCAGTACCAGTGCTCTTATTAATCCAATCAGGATCCTTTGCAATAGCAGCTTCATAACCAGCAAGCCGCTCTTGGATCATGGAGCTTTTTGCAGTCAACTCATCAGCGTTTTTAACGCCAAGGATCTTTTGAGCTGTAGCAATATCAACTTCAACTTGCTGCAGCTGAGGGGTCAGATCAGGAGCACCTTGAAGGTCAGCAAGAATGTTCTCAGTTTCAGGCAGCAACTCACGACGCTTTGTCAGGAACGACTCAGCACCAGCACGACCACCTTTTGCAATCTCAGCAACGTTCTCTTCAATCTTACGGTAAAGCTGAGAAGTTACATCACCGAGACGTTGCTCACGCAGTTCATTAGCCCGCAGCAACCCTTCTGCTTCTAGAGCTTGACGCAGAATAGGTTCGCTTTCGTTAGCTGACTCTTCAAAAGCTTGTGCAACAGGAATACCAGACGTGGCTTTGTTTAGAAACTTATTAGCTGCATAGAAACCACCACGAAGCACACCAAGAGCAGCAGCACCAGCACTGACGTTTTTTAGCTGCTCAAAGGCGTAATCAAATTCTGCAGGGGTCGTAGCTCGCAGAACCTTAGCTGCAGCAATCCGTTGTTCAGGAGTACGCAACTTTTGAATCTCTTCCAACTGTTTTTGAACAGCAGCAGGAGGAGTAGGAGCAAAGAACATTGCATCCTGAATGGCGTTAGGAATAACGTCCTTAACCAGGAAACTAGTAATTACTTTTGCGCCGTTTTTAATATCACCAGCTTTCCAGATATCAACAAGTTTGTCTGCAGTTTGAACAGTCTTACCCATCATTGATGGAGCTTTGAGCAGTTTGCTAACCCCCTTGTCACCACCAATAGATGCAAACACACCAGCAGCTAGCTGACCACCCCAAGTCTTTGGTTTGATGTTCTTCTTAACAAACTCGCTGTCTTCGCTGAACAGAGGACCCAGGACAGGCACATTAGGACGGATGCCATAGCTAAAGCCTTCAGGGTCTTTACCGGTCTTCTGGAGGGCTTCTATGGCCGCTTGAGCGTTCTTCTGACGTTGCTCTACCAGCTTGCGATCAGTCTCCACAGTGGGCATGCCACCGCCCATAGGGCCCGCAGAAAGGGCTGAGCCAAGGTCAATACCTTGAGTCAAAGCACCGACTTGCTGAGCTGCTGCAATGGGATCGTTAAACAGCTTACGAACAGCCTCAGGAACCACCCGAGCAACGTCAGCCCCCGCTTGCTGCATAAAGCGGCCAAGGTCAAAACCACGTTTAGGTGCAGCTTTAGGCTTAGGTTTTGCTGCAGGTTTCGGGGCAGCACTTACTTGAGGGGTAGTACCACCTTGATTCCACTCTTGTTGATACCGCTGTTCTGCCTGATCAGGATCCGCTATGAAAAGACTTTGACCGTTACGAAGGGGGACGTATGGCATTTAGGAAGAAAGCATCTGCGCTTCCTCCAAACTAACGGATATAACTAGAAAATACTTAACGTCTGTTGGGATCGCTTACTTTACGGAACAACGGATAAACAGCTTTTTTAAAGAAATCGTTCTGCCTAGATTGCTCAAACTGGTCAATCTGACTGGGAAAACCAGTGCCAGGGCGGAACAGTTGGCTATGAAGGTGACCAGGAGTTCCACGTCCAGTTGTAGAACGACCAGGGTTGCTGTTAGTAGCACTCATGTCACCAGCAATCAAAATGTTTTGACCACGGTTTACACGTTGTCCAGGGCGCACTAGCAGTCGAGCAGCATGGGCAAGAAGCAGTCGTTCACCTCTGCGATAACCAGGACCGTCAGAATCAGCTTCAATCACAACCGTATTGCCATAACCATCAACAGGGCCTGCATACACAACACGACCACTCATAGGTGCTGGCATTGGGTTTGCTGTTTGAGCCCTATTACCACGCTCAAGTTGAAAATCAACAGCTCGATTAGCTGAGTGACTGTGATGCAAATTATACACATAAAGCTGCAGATCTCTAGGAGCAGTACCAGTACCAGCCACAGGTGCTTTAGCAGCAGCTTGAATTTTGGCTGCATTTGCTCGGTATTGAGGTTGATCCAACAAACCATAACGATTGGCTTGCTGTTGAACAATTTCAGCAATCGTGACTTTGTTGTTTAAACCTTGCTGAACGTTTGCCAAGCTACGGCGGGTACTAGCACTAAGTCGAGAAGTATCTCCACTAGCTAGGGCATAGTTCAATTCGCTTAGTTCACGCTCGTTAAACACAAAATTGTTTTTGAGGTACTCTCTGGCTTGCGGAGCGTTTTTAAACGTATTACGAGCAAGAGAAGCCCAGGTAGCACGGTTGTCAGTGTCGTTGATGCTGATCTCCCAGCTACCGTCAGGACGCTGTTTAGATTTACCAAGGGCAGGACCTTTCAGGTTTGGTTTACCAAGATCCGCTGCACCAAGGCTGTAATAAGAATCAACGTTGCTATATGGAGCCTGATCATAGAAGTAACGCTTGGCGTCTTCAAGAATTCTCAACTGCACAGCAGGATCATTAATGTTTTCACCTCGCTGTCTGGCTTCATATAGCTTGTTGTTGATATAGCGAGAACCTTCAACACGAAGGCGCTGGGAAGCTTGTAAAGCTGCTTGTCTTGCCAGTCGAGTTTTAGTTTCACCAACTTTGCCTTCTTGAGCCACCATTTTGAGTTGCTCGTCTTTGGCAAAGAAGTTTGCTTCAAGACCTTTAGTTAGTTCTTTAACAAGAGCATCACGAGCTTTGGTGGTGTTGGGGTTAGCAGCTTCACGACGGGCATCACCAAATTTATTGATGGCATACGCCATTACAGACGTACCCTCAACACGAGCAGCAAGATCACCAGGCAGCTCGGTAGCACCTTGAGCTACAAGATCATCAACCTCTTGCTTGAGGAACGCCTCTGCAGTGGGACTCAGGGTGACTGTACGGAACGGATAAGTCTTATCAATCATTTCGTCAGCATCAGCCACTGACATACCCTCAGGAAGCAGCCCTCTGGCAGCTAGCTGACGGTTACGAGCTTTAAGAGCTTCGCGTTGGTCAGTAATTTGTTGATCAGTTGGATTAGGGAATTGAGCGTAGAACTGAGTGGACTCATCGTTAAAGTTACGCTTCCACTCACGTTGAGTTCTTTGAATACCACGCTCAATAGAACCTTCAAATACCTCTTGAGCTTTTACGGCTTGAACAGCACCATTTTGCAAAGCTTCTCTAAACGTCTCCCCTTTAGCGTTACGCAGATTAAGAATGGGTTGACCGTCTGAGGTTTTGATATTTTCCCAAGCTTTGACGTAGTTTAAATAACTAAACGTTTCACCAAGGTCGCTATAGCCATCTTTATTGGCATCAATAAACAAAGAAGGTGCTTCACGAAAAAGCAACTCATGAAACTGCTTTTCTGAATAACCACGATTAATTACAAACTGGTTATACGCTTTGGTGTAAGCATTTTGAAGACTCTGTTGACCAAAAACCGTACCAGCTTGAGAGCCGTAAGAACCTTTAATAAACTTGGCACCTAGACGGATTTCACCAGTAAAGATATCAGAAGCAGTTTGTTGGTCCTTTAGTTCTTGCCGTTCAAAAACTTTATTAGTTACGTTCTTTTTAACGTCCAGCAAAGCCGAACTAACTAACGGATCAATCTTTGCAGAACGAAATGCAGAAGGAACATCTGAATATGGCTTTAATAGATCATCAACCTTGGCAGCAATAAGTGCTGCACGTTCTGCTGGGTTATCAATTTCAGCAAGACGTTCAGATTGCTTAGTACCCCAAGCAGCCAGATCAACAGCAACCTGTTTACCAGCGTTAGATGCTTTGGTGTCGTAGTAAAAGAAATTAACCCAGGGGTTGCTAAGACGATTCTGACGGGCAAGGTTTTCATCACCAGCCTTGGACAGAATCTTTGTTTCTTTTGCGTTTTCAAGTGAATCACGCAAAGCAGTAGCTTCTTGCTGCAGCAGTCTTGTCGCTTCTTCTCGTTTTTGTTCTTTGTAATTTTCAAACAACATATCGGTCGCTTTACCAAAAGCGCCTTCGTTGCTCAAAAAATCTTGAATACTTCTAATTGCTTCGGCACCTGAGCCTGGCTTGTAGCTAGCTCCATACAGCAACTGACCACCAACTTGTACAGGAGTAGCTGGAGTTTCAGCAGGACGAGCAGGTTCAGTAGGTCGAGCCGGTTGGGCTACAAGGTCACGAAGTTGACGTTGCGGGGTAATACCAAAACTGCTTGTCATTGGCCGATAGGTTTGGGTGCAGGAGGTTGCATGGACTGGTAGTTCCTAAGAGCCTCTAGTCCAATATTCGTTAAGTCAATCGTAAGCGCTGTTCCAGATGGCATGGTCTCAGGGGTAGGAGGCACAGCCGTAATAGGCAACGGAGCTAGCGGTTTAACAGGATCAGGAATCGGTTGAGGCGTGTAGAACTGGACTTGATTAGAAGTGTTTTGACGGGCTACATCCAAAGCCTCTGCTTGCCGTACCTTGTCAGCAAGCCGGTAGTTACGAGTAACTTCTCTATTGCTGAGGTTAGCCAAATATTGCTGATGATACTGGTTATTAAGACGCTCAATAGAACGACCAGCTTGACCTTTAGCTTTTGCTTTACTAGCAGCAGCAATTGATTGAATACGGATATTTTCCATTTCAATCGTTTCTTTAGCTTCCTCTTCATAGAAGCGGCCTTCAAGGTCAGCAATTTGTTTTTGAAAATTTTTAAAAGCTTGGGTAGAAACAGCACCCTTGTATTCAGATTGCTGCTTGGCTAGTTGATCTTCATAATCTCTACGACGCTGAGCGTAATCAAGATCTCTGTAATAAGACTCAAGTTGTACCTGATACTGTCGGTAATTTTGAGCAACAGTATCTGCATATTGAGCCCAGTACTGTTGATTAGCTGCAGCCGTAGCCATTTGAGATTCGGCAGCTCGGTTTTGATAAGCAGCTATAGCACCAGCACCTTGAAGGATTCCTTTGCCAATTGAAAGAATTGAAGGTAATTCAAAAATACCTTTAAAAATATCCCCAATATTTTGATTATTTTGAGCAATATTGGATTTGCTAGGAAAACCAATTTCAGTGCTGTATTTTGAAAAATCGTAATTTGAAAGATCTAATTTAAAGTCACTTGTATAACTAGGAAAACCAATTTCAGTGCTGTATTTTGAAAAATCGTAATTTGAAAGATCTAATTTAAAGTCACTTGTATAACCAAGTACGCCAAAATCGGCAGCGGCTGAAAAAGCATCTTTGTCGTATTTTGGAATGTTGTAATTTGAAAGATCTAAATTAAATCCACCTGTATAAAAATTAGATGGAGTTGAAAAAGTTTCATTAAAATTTGAAGAGCTAAAGCCGTTAAAACCAGTACCAAACCCAGCCAAATTAAAAGAAGAAGTCATCAGCCGTACTTCCTTGCTACATCAAAGTAAAGACCAGCCCATTCAAGAGCGATGAACTTAGCCTGGTCGATGCTGTTGTTCACTAGCTCCACTGTAACTTGGTCGTTCTTGCTTTGAATATAAGCACGGAACTTAGCCTCCTCAAACGGCTCTTCCTCGCTAATCACGATGTTGGCATTTAGAGGATCCCTACGGTCAAATTCATAGGTCACCGTATCTCGGAAATAAGGAGTGACTTGAACGGTGAAGTAGCGAGCATCGTTGTAATAAATATCCATATATCGCAGCTGCAGACGACCAGTGCGATTACCAATAAAAGTGTTCTCGGTCGCTGTTCTGCTATACGGCATAAGTTGAGGCGGTTGGTAAGTAAACGTAAATTTCTCACCAAAGACCCAAGAGCTGCTTGAAAAATCACCAAGGCTGTCGCAAACAAAACTTGTAACACCAGCCGGAACATTAGTAGCCACGACCCAACGCTTTTTAGCTTCGTTTGCATCGCCTGCGTTTTGTTTAATGATGACAAATTGACTTGTGTTGACAGTCCTGTAGGGCAGCGTAACAGTCGTTTTGTTGGTAGCAGCAGAGTAGCTAAAGCTAGCCGTACCGATATCAGTAGTAATTGAACTAGAGATTTGACGGTCCAACAGGAACAACTCAGCGCTGTCTTGAGGCGGTCTAGAGGCGTTTATACCTTCAATGTAGTACTCAGTAGTTCCGCTGTTGTTGTAGCTAACAAGCTTGAACAGAGTACCTTCAACAAAGTCGCACCAATAAATATTCTTGTTAGGAAAGGTCCATTTATGCCAAGCGTTTTGTCTATTAGTTAAAGAACCACTAGAGGCTTCCCAGAAAAATTGATATACATAAAGTGAGTCTGGGTCATCTTTACTAAGAGCTACCAAATACTGATCAGTACGGCTTACAGCAAGAGAATCAATATTTTTAGGAATGTACTTAGGTACAGTTTCAGTAATTACAGCTGTTTGACCTAGGTTGATACCAACGGTACGGTCAGTAGTAATAAAAGTTTGGAAACCAGTGAAATCTCCGTTTTTAACAGGGAACAATACTTGGGGGCCAATTTGTTCAGGTTTGACCTTTGACTCCATACTGATGGAACTAATACGACCCACAGAGGCTGTTTCAGGACTGAACGTCACGTTATCGCCTGAATACAGACGGAACTGGTTTTCGTTAGAAAACAACACCAATTCATCTTGTTGTTGCAGCGCATAGTTCAATACAGAAATATCGTTGCTGATGGCAGTCAGGTCAATTGGATCACTGTCAACAACTTGAAGTGCTGATTGTTGCCAAAAGTTAAAGTACGCTCCAGATTCACTCAAAATAACGTTTTCACCGCTGACAAAGCCAAGACGGTTTTTAAAGAAAACAAGATCATTAATTGTGTAATTAATAAATGAAGGACCAGGCAATTCATTTTCATCACCAGCCAATCTCTGCTCCCAACCTGGGAGATTAATAGAAACACTACCGTCTGTGTAAGCAGCACCAGTAAAAGGCTGGAACGTAAACCTTACAAGGCCACTAGCGTTTCTGTAATAGACAAACGCATGAGGCATTGTGTTGTCATCTAAAAGCCCTCTAGCGCCCCATCCAGAGCTTTCTTCCCACACACCACGTCCAAAGGTACCGTTAGTGGTGGTGTTTTCAGCGTTGAACTTAAGGTAATACGAGCTTTGATCAGAAGCTCCTGAAGGCGCTACAAGCACCGTATAGCCTTCCCAAGACGTAGATGGCAGTTCCGTAACGCTAGTAACTTGATTGGAAAAACCAGCCATCAAAGTATTGCCACGAGCATCAGCAGCAACAACACTTTTGAAATAACGAGAGGAGCTGGTAAGTCCAATCAAAATTTGAGAGCCCTGAACATCAAACGTTAGTTGATTATTAATATCAACTTGATCAAGACCATCGCCAAGGGTAATGGTAACAGTTCCGTTGTTTGTAGCATTAACAGCTGCACCTGCTTCGTTAACTAACGTAAAAGTATTGGCAACTGTATTTACTGAACCAACAAACGTATTAGCTGGAATATGAGAACCGCTAACTAGTTCACCAGGAAATACTTTTTTGATATCAGCAGCTGTAATACTTGTGATAGTTGAACTACCAGTAGAGGTAGTGCCAGTAATAGTTTCAGTAAAACTAACCAGTCGAGCTGCAATATCTTCAGAGCTAACAACGTTTGTATTGCCACCAGCATCAGTTAGTGAAGGAGTCAAATAATGACCACTGATAATATCTCCGTTATCAAGCTCAACGTTAACCTCATACATTGTGTCGTAATCAACCAGCTTGACCCACACTTGAGCTTTAGTGGGGCGATAGGTGCTGCTGATACTGCCGATGTTGTAACGAGTCAGAGTTTCAGTTGAGTCGTATGCAACCTTTTTCTGGATATTGGTTACGAACACATAATCTTGGAATGACGTAGCCCTAAAACGATCCCGAGCACGACCAGATCCACGAAGGTAGCCAAGATTGGTGGAGCTGATGTTAGAAAAAGTTTGCTCAACAGGAACAACGGTAGGAAGGATCCCACTGATTGGTTCAACATTGGAAATGCCACTAACAAAGGTGTAACTAGATTCAACAGTAAGAGTTACACCAGTCGTCGTAGCAGTTGCATTTTTGCTGAGAGTGATGCGAGAGCCAGCAGTATCAATATCAACAATGGTCGTTCCGCTAGGTACACCACTACCTGTTACACCAGCTCCGACAAACAAATCTGTCATGGAACTTACAGAAGTCACCACAGCAGAACCACTAGTAATATTCCCAGTACGGGATACGGTGCGGCTATCGTCAGCAATGACCAGAATAAATCGTTCACTACTACTGCGGTTGTAAACAAAAACCCAAGCCTCATTCCACTTGATTGGGTTTGTCAGTGACAAGCCGCCAGCGTTCTTAGTCAGCGTATCAATACGTTTTACAGGCACAGAACCAAGACGTTTTTTAAGCCCTTCTACAAGATCGCAATTAGCGTTCTCAAGAACTTTTGCAAAACCAGGCAGCACAAAGCTATCGGCTTGCTGGTTAACGCCCTTGTTTAAAGGACCAATGATTTGGCTAAAAAGTTCTCGTGACATCAGCGGCTCAGAATATCAGGACCAAAGTTAGTAATCACACGGCCACCATACATATCGTCAGGACCGCTGATGAAGTTGTAGTTTTGAGCCATGTCCTCAGTACGCTTCAAAATTTTCAAAGCGTTCTCTTCATCATCTCTTGTATAAGTCTCAAGACTTGCAGAAGTCACAGCTCGATTAGCAAACATCCGACCAGCACGGATCATGATGTAGCGACGACCAGTTTCAGGAATGCTGTCCCAATCAAGTTCTTCAACAATTTCAGCTATAAGATCACTAGTACCACCAGTAACTGAAACACCAAGACTACCTCTCAAGTCATATGAGTTCCTAACGCGATCAAAAAGCCTAATGCCGCGTAGAACAAACCTTTGAGATGGATAGGAAATCGGATTGAACCGAACAGCAAGGGTGTTGCTAGGAAGCTGGGATTGGCCTGTAGAAGCGTCCAGAGGAATGGAGTCATACAGCATCGTGTTCCAAGACCACCCAGCTCCTTGAACCTCACGGCTTACTTCATCCAGAGTACGCTCTGCCAAACTTGCGTCACCAGTCAAAGGAGCATTAAGGCTATTTACAGGTGCCTCACCAATAATGGCGAGAAGAGTGTTAACTGCGCTGAGTTTACTAGTCGCCATTATTGCAACAAAAAGGGGGAAACATTTCTGCCTCCCCCCATTGTATTGGTAATTAACTAGAAGCTAGTTAATCAATAAGGAGCACCATCGTGCAGCAGGCTCACAGCACACTCAGGGCGCAGGATACCGTGACCCACGGCATAGCTAGCGACCATCATGGTGCTTTGAGTCATGGCCTTGTACTCAGAGCCAGTCATCTGCATCGACACGTCCTTCAGAGCCACGGTACCCACGGCTTCTTTGGTGAAGCACAGGCCGAAGCAGTTAGCGATGGACGAGGTGTTGCCCTGCTCATCTTGGTAGTAATCGTAGGTGCCGTTGGCAGCTTGACCATCGGAACCGTCACGACCGTTGATGTAGTTAGGACGCTCACCACGGGTCACAGCAGACTGGTTGGATTGACCAACGTAGGTCTGGTTAGAGGTATAGCTGTTGATACCCAGGTGGTTGGAGGTCAGCAGCTGGAAGCCAGCCACACTACCCACACTGTTGGCTTTATATGAACCGTTACCAGTACCGCTGTTGAAATCGGTGTTAATGGCACGGTCAGAAGTCAGCACGTCGTAGTAAGCACCAGGGCTCAGAACGCACACGCGACCTTCCTTGGGAGCATCCTTTTCATCGAGAGCCTGACAAGCTTTGAACAGGTTCTCAACAATCAGGTTGCCACGAGCAGTACGGCTAGCAGCACCGTTCAGGTCAATACCGGTGAAGGAAGTACCACCAGGCATCGAGTTCAGAACGAACAGACGCTCACCCACTGCAAACGTGACGTTAGTACCGGTACCAATCGAACCAATGGGGTTGATGGTGAAGGTAGCAGCAGCGTTGGTAGGAGCGGTGGTGATCACACCATAGTTACCAGAAGTCTCACCGTAGATAACTTCACCAACTGCAAAGAAACCAAGTTCAGCAGTTTGGAAGTTGGCACTCATGGTAACGACGTTGCCAGAAATAGAAGCAACAGTACCGTTGTTCAGCTGGAAACGCTTGGAATCCCAGTCCTTGATACGACCGTCGGACTCAGTAGCAGACAGTAGAGTGCGAGCAAGGCGCTGGTCATAGGCACGAGCCAGAGCGCGGCCCAGTTCAGTCGAATAGATCGAACGAACATCCCAGTGCAGTTTGGCTTCATCCAGGTCATAGATGGAAGCATCAGCGATCAGCAGGTCATCAATGGTGATGATCTTTTCGCCGATCATGCCTTTGTTACCTTGACCGGTGATGAAGTCACCAGGACGGTGGTAGCGACTGGAGAAACGACCAGTGATCGGGAAGCTTGCGCTCTTGCCCGAAGAAATGGTGCGCTTCATGGTCAGATCTTTGAAGATCGTCTCACGGTTAAAAGTGGTCAGAACTTCGCCAGAGAAGATCTTGAGGAAGTTAGAGCTTTCACGCTCGAAGTTACCGGAGGCAGAGCCAGCGTTGTACTGAACGCCATTAATACTCCCCAACCGGCTAAGAGATGCGTTAAGGTCGGGCATCGTTAGTAAGGTTAGTTAGAACTGTTTACGGGCGCTCGCATATCACTGTTGTTATCGCCTCAGCGGCAACAATGTTTACGTTCGCTAATGAAATATTAACCCCTAGGACCAAGTACGTCGCTACGAATCAGCTTATTTTGAACGTCTTCGGTATAAGCAGGATCATTCAAATACCGAGGATCGCTCATAGCAGCCATAACTTCTTGGCTTGAACGGAACACATCACTGCTATTTGCAGAAAGTTTTCCACCAATTAATTCAGGTTCGTAGCCAGTGTTGTCTTGGAAGGCGTAATACAAGGATTGCAGTGCGTTACGAGCTCGGTAGTAGTCACCGCTATTGACTTCACGGTTGTAAGCCTCAAGCTCACCAGCTTCAAGGTTTTCCTTAGCCCACTGTTGAACTGCAGTGAAGTTCTCTTCACCACCAATGCTTTCCAGAATGGTGGCTTCTTGTTCTTGAGACAGAGTTACTGGTTCTTCAGCAGTTTGGTCTTCTTCAACCTCAGGTTGTTCCTCGGCTTTTTCATAACCAGTACGGTTACTAAGCTTTTTCTCAAGCTCTTGGTAAGCCTTTAGAAGATCATCAGGGCTTTTAAATTTGCCACCAATAAGTTCTTCTTTCTGGTCTTGTTGTTCAGACTCTTGAAGAGCTTGAAGATCTTGCTCGCTATAAGGACCCGTCTCTTGAGACAGGAAATTGTCAGCAATGACTTCCATAATCAACCAATACGAACGGTCAGATCAGGATAGATCCAAACAGGACGTTTTGCTTTTGCAGCAGCCACATACTGTTCGTAAACCGCAGGCTTACTAGCCTTCAGTTCTTCGATCAATGCGTCCATCTTGGACTTAGGCTCAGCTTTCTTAGGAGCTTCAGAAGCCTCCAGGGGCTCCTCCACCAGCGACTTCTTGACTTGCCCGGATTGAGTCATTTTCAGCTTTAACGAGAGCGGCCTGTTTAGCAGGATCATTATTAGGATCTTGCGCGGCCATTTGTTGCTGCATCATCATAGCTTGCTGTTGTTCTTCAGCCATGAGATCCTCGTCTGATTTAATCAACTTGTAAGTATCAAGACCATCAGAAGCAGCAAGGCGGGTAATCAACTCACGGCTGTTAACAAATTTAGCCATGACCTCAGGACCGAGAGTGCCAGCAATTGTTTGCAGGAACTCAATCAGTTTGGCTTTGTCGTTACCGCGTCCAAGAGCGTCAAGACCAGTAGTGATCTGAGGTTTCACAACATCTTTAGGAAGCTTGGGTAAACGACCCTGACGCTCCATGAGAGCCATCTTGCGGTTCACCAGCGGAAGTTGCATCTCAACACTGAGGATGCTGTAGATACCACCCAAACCAGCTTCAAGCTCTTGAGCCACCATACGAATCTCTTCAGCCGTCACACGGTCTCGGCCTGAAGTACCAGCTTGAATGGCACTGTTGAGCAAGAACGCAAAGCTTAGTCGCTGTTCAATACGAGCAATGGTGTTGAGAGCAACTGTAAGGTCTGCCTGCTTTTGCATTTGCAAAGGAGCCACATCATTTGGATCGCCTGCAACAATTGATCCATTGGCAGCCCGAGCAAGAGCGTCAGGGCGAGTTGTACCGTTTGGCTTGCAGAGGAAGATGATCTTGGCTGCAGCCGCAGAACCCTCAACGATTGCTTTAGAGAGATACTCAAGGCTCTTAAGGTCACCAAGAAGTTCTTCGCAATAGCCACGACCGTAGGCTTCATGAGCCACACGGAACATACGGAGGGGAATCCAAGGACTCTTTTCAATAGGGACAGAGCCAGGCTTACTAATCGTTTTACCGTAAGCTTCTTGATACCAGTTACACCGGTCAGCTTTGTAATCCCATTTGACGTGGGTGTAAAGGAAAACAGTTTTATCTACAAACTTACCCTCTGCATTTTTAGGTGCGATCTTTTCAGGAAGAACATCAGGGTTGACTTCCTCACGCACCACAACCTCAAGGATGTTTCCTTCAGGGTCACGGTTAAGAACAAAAGATTTCAGCGGATAAACCCTAGTGCCACTCTCAGCGACATACAGCAGGGCGTTACCACCAATAATCAAATGCTTAAGAGCTTCAAATAAAGCAGTGCGATCACCAGACTCTTCAATATCACGCATCACTGCGCGTTCCATCAAAGCCAGTTGTTGATCAAATTCTGATTGCAGTTCCTTGTAGTTTTCAAGTTCCCGCTTCAGCTTCATGTCGTCTACAGATAGACGGAAGAAAGCTTGATTGGGAGGTAGCAAAGCAATCAGCAGCTTGCTAGCCAGGTTATTAACGCCACGAGCACCAAGACCTTGGTAGGTAGTTTGGATCTTGGTGTAAAGGTTTTTACCAGTACTGCGGTCGTTTTCGGTAATGAGAGTCGGCAGAGTGTACTTACTGCACTCAATAGCCCGATCTAGGTAAATAGTCTTCTCCGGCTCTAGTGCCGAATAACGAGCCGCAGCATTAGACATTCAAACCACCAGTCGCGTTAGGTGTACCTGCTCCGATCCCAAGACCGGCAACAGGTGATTGTATCTCCAAACTAGTACGCAGTGCAGCAGGAGTGCCAGCACGTTGACGTACACGGCTACCAACAGCAGGAGCTGCAGAACGTTGCTGTTGAATTGCAGACGTAATCTTTTGTTGTTGAAACATTGCTGCAGATGCAGTCCGTTGTTGAGCCATCTGTTGCTCTGCTGTTTGGCGAGCAATTTGAGCTTGCTCTTGCATCGAAGCAGCTTGAGTTTGATATGAAGTTAACTGCTGACGAGCAATACCTAATTGAGCTTCTTGAGCAGCCTGTTGAGAAGTAAGTTGTGCTTGCATCTGACGACTTTGTTCAGCAGCAGATTCACGCATGGCAGCCAACTGAGCAGTAGAAGCAGTTCTAGATTGCTCTAATTGTTGACGGCTAGATTCAGCTTGCTGAGTGTAAGCAGCTTGAGAAGCCTCAAATTCCTTTTGACGCTGAGCAAGACTGGCACGAAGGTTTGCAATTTGTTCGTTAACCAGTCGAGTTTGGTTTTCAGTTGCTTGCTGAGCTAAACCATATTGCCTTGCAGCTTGTTCTTGTTGAGCGCGAAATTGATTTGCCCGATCTTCAGCAGCACGAAAGCCTTGATAAGCAGCAACACCAGCGCCAACGACGCCAAGGATAGAAAGAACTGAATTAAGTGAGCTGTTACTAGCCATACTTAGTTTCCTCTTGGAGCCTGTGCTGCTCTTTAAGATGCCTTACAACTGAAACCTGTCCAGCAGTAAACCAAATAAGTTTCT